CATATTCTTGGGGTATACCTACAGAGTATTGCCAGACAGGTATGAAGTTAGCAAAGATACCTGGCACTATCTGTTATAAATGTTATGCAGACAAGGGCTTTTATAAAATGCCTGTTGTTAATGCTATGTATCAGAAGAGATATGATGCTATTGATATGCCAGAGTGGGTAGATTATATGTCAGAGTTAATCACACAGAAGTATAAAAAGCTAACAAAATCAAGGCTTTACCACAGATGGTTTGACTCTGGAGATATACAATCTTACTCACATCTAATGAAGATCTTTGAGGTGTGTGAACTTACACCGCATATCAAACATTGGGTAGCCACTAGAGAATACTCTATTGTAGATAAAGTAGATGAGAAAGATGTACCAAAGAATTTATGTTTGCGTGTATCAGCTACCAAAGTAGATAGTCCTCCACCTAAGTTTTGGAAGTGGACATCTGGTGTACACAAAGATAAAAGACACAAAGGTAGAGAGTGTCCTGCATACAAGCAAGATGGACAGTGTAAAGATTGTCGTGCTTGTTGGGATCGTAAAGTTAAACAAGTAAGTTATAAGGAGCATTAATATGTCAAGTGATAGTTCAGAAAGAATAGATGATTATTGTAGAGAAAAATATGGCCATACTAATTGGGGTTACCTATCAACATACGAAGACCATGAGTTAGAGCATGCTCAAAAATGTGGTTCAGATTATGTTATCGAAGGTGGCATAGTATATTGGATTAACCCCGATGAGGAGGATGAATGAAACATAAATGTACAGGTTGGGCAATAGTCGCAACAATGGAAAGACCAGATGGTACTTGGTATGCAGATACCATTACAGATATAGATGATGACACAGCATCATCTGTTGATACCTTTTTAACTGAGTACTGTGAAGATAAGGAGAAAAACAATGATACTTGATGATCAATATATAACAAAAGATATGATAACTAAAGATAGTTACAGA